AGCGTAGGTCACCAAACCATTTTTTCAGGAATGGTATCATACCTGTGTGCATGATCTCTCCACCACGGATGGGAGAACCTAGTGGACGTAACCGACCAATTTCTAAACCAATGCCTGCACGTTTGCTGGCATATTTGGCCATCATTTCTCCGCTAGCAAATATACTGTCCAAATCATCGTCACTGCGGATAAGTACGCAACTACTAAACTGTTTAGTAGGAGTCCCGAGACCAGCCAGCACAGGAGTAGCAAGAGTGAACAGGCCATCACTGGCTGCGTTGTAATATTCTTTGATATAACGCATACGGGCTGCATTAGGTTCTTCTTTATGAAAGACTGTAGCGGCTGCCACCATGTATCTAACTTGTGGGGTTTCATATATTTCCTTTGTACTTCTATTTTTTACCAAGTACTTCTCTATCAGTTGTTCAATGGCAGCATAACTGTACTGTTCGTCTTTGGAATGATCAATAATGTCATTCATTCGATTCCAGTCATCTTCAGTGTACCACTCCAGCAGTTCCGGAGTATATAACCCTGTGGCCACATTGGTTTTTACTATTTCGTATAGATGTGGCGGAGTGTAACTTCCGTATACATCTTTACGCAACATGCTTAGTCGTTGCTTGCCGGCCACAAACTGATAGTTGGTATGTCCTACATCAGGATTAGATTCAACATCAATTAAATCTACTATGGCCCGGAGGGTGATACCATCAATTTCTTTGGTTGTGATGCCGTCATAAAAGTGCAGTTGAGCTTTGATCTCCACCATACTCTGACTGACATCTGCTATACCTTGACATATTTTTGCTATTTGTGATTGCCACTTTTCGATAGCAATGGGTTCACGGCGCCCACTGCGCTTTACTACTGTTATTGTTGACATCTGCTTCTCTTGTTATTTTTGTTACTGGTACTTCTCACTAACCTGTAATTGGGTTAATTTTTTTACTATTTTTGCTTCTGGATTGATATTTACGACAGTTGACTTATCCCAATTCAGTATATATTTTGATTTGTCGACCAGGACTAAATTATGACCCGTTTTTGTTAAAATCAGTTCTGCTGAGTGTATATCTGCACGTTCCAACAAAGTTATAGTATACAGGATTCCTAGCCCGCGAGCAACCTCGCAGAATATATTGTCATCCAATAGTTGCCAGGGATCGGGCCAATCTGTTTGATCATCCCAGTGCAGGTGATATCCAGTCCAGGGAGATGAGAACCACCAGGTGTTGATGTCTTCCAGTGCCGCATCAATGGGCAGAGTTTTGGCTCGAGTGCGTAGTTGTGTCCAACTATCCAGCCGGGATTCAAATGTTGCAGGCCAGACCACGTTAGGCCAAATGTGTTATACTATAAGTTAGTGTAGCGGCCAAGCCGGTGTTGGTACTAATGTACTTTACAAAAACCGTGCTGCCAGTCTGAGTCACAGTGAGAGTAATGCCAGTACTGGCATTTTCTGTGTAGTCATCTGTGTAGTTTAAACTGCCGCTTCCTGTGGTAGTTATGTTAATAATACCAGTTCGGTACGCTGTACCTCTCACAATGGTATAATTGATGCTGAGTGCAACAACACTGCCAAGGCTGTATGCGATTGCATTGGTGGGAGTAATGACGTTGTTTGTTAATGAAACTGCGAGTCCGGAGTCTCGAACATAGGTGCCCATGGCCAACTGTTGACCGTTTGTAAATGCAATACTTGCTTCGCCATTTAAATCAATTCTTGGATGCACAACAGCATAGGCATCTGCCCGTTCGAACATGTCACCAACACTTATGTTGTTGGCAGACAAGAAATCTATGATTGTGGTGTAGGGTTGTGTTATGCCACCAAAGTGGTTGCCAACATCGCCAAATGTGTTTTGTGCTGTGGCATTGCGATCAGAATAAAATATAATACCTTGTGCATATACAGTATCAAAATCGCAACTGGTAATTCCAAATCCTTGTGGATTGAATTCAGCACCATCAGGATTGACTTCTAATAGAACGCCGTTGAACAAGGTTGAAAAATGTGCGCCTGTGATACCTACTCCGCGAACATGTCGATCTGTTCTAACTCCGTATGTTGTTCCAGTGAATCCGCAGTTGTCAAATTTAATTTGATGTACATCTAACGCATCACTATTGTCAAATCTAACACAAGCAGTGTTGTCGGTATCCACTGTGAGATCTGCTGTGGTCAATGGTCCAACAAATTGCACTTGATTGAAAATACAGTCGGATGCTCGATCAATGAATGCAATATCCATTGGATCAACGGATTGGAAACACATGTTTTCAATTGTAATACTTGTGGGCGGTGTTGCACTGTTTGTGCCAATGTTGGCACCTGTTTGTTGTAAACTGTCGCTGGTCTGTACCACGTATGATGCTGCCGAGCCGGCAGCCATTTGAATGATACTGTTCAGAGGACCTTCACCTTGTAATGTAGCATAAGGAGGAACATTAATTGTGCCAGTGACAAGATATACGCCGGCTGGAAAGAATAAACTTCTGCGAATTGCAGGATTTACTTCTCTGCAATAAAGTTGATAAAGTGCGCGGTTAATGGCCGCAGTGTCATCTGTAATACCATCGCCCACTGCACCAAAGTCTTTGACAGTGGCAAACTGATCCATCCAATTTTGGAGAGATAGTTGTACTGGAGTTCCGGGTGATGGGCCAGTTTGTACTGTGTATCCCGTGGCTTCTTCGCCGCTGTAAGTGTAATCCTGTACCAGCGGAATAATTTCAGAAAATTCTGTTAAGATTTCAGTGTTGCCGATAACTGGAGCGCCGTCTTGAAGAGTTCCGTTGCCAATGAACAATCTGCGTTCGTCAATGCTCCATCCGAATTCAGCACCGGCCAGTTGCGGTAGATTTTCCTGTAACCCTTTACGCTGGGTAATTCGCGAAATTTGTACAATAGCCAATTTAGTTGTCCTCTGTGATTAACTATTTAGCATATAATACTGCTCTACTCGTTTCCACCAAAGACCGCAGTATTTTTCAAACTCGTTGCCCTCTAGTACAAATTCCTGGTATTCAGGTGTGGTAAGCACATTGCCCATGTCATCAGTTGTGGGTTTGACACACATTAAAATAACACCTTTTTTAATCTTTGTTCCGTGCAGTTCGTTATGTGCTTCTGCATAGGCGCAAAGTTGTAAAAAGTAATCGTCGATCCATTCACGTTTTTTGGGCTTGTTGGTTTGTTTGTAGTCTATGATGGCTTCTTCGTTTAAGTGCAGGCCGGCAGCATCTGTTGTGCCTGCATACACCTTGGGAAAATATAGTGGAACTTCGTAGCCCCAAAACTCATTCACCCGATTGGTAATTCCTTCATTAATCACTGTTTCTGCCATGGCATGACTTGCCCACCCAAACGGGTTTGTACCACGGTCTTTTAGTTCGCCATTCTTGACATAGTGTTCCAGGTAGGTGTGCATACGTGTGCCGCGGTTAGCAGCCTCAGTGGTAATCTGTTGTGCCTTTTCGTAGCCAACACGTCGGCGCCATTGTTCAAGAATTAACTTTTTTTCTTCAGGCTTGGTTTTGTCAAGGATAGTCGTGACACTGGGTAACTTGTTGCCGTCAGGAGTGGCATAAAAACGTTTGCCATTTACTTCTACACGCGGCACCGGTGTGTAATTAAATTTTGGATTGTACATGTTGCAAATGAGAGTTGTATATATGTTTATGGGCGTCTGACAGTTTGTCAAACAGTTTGGAATTTAGGGTGTAGCTATCAGTATCGGTGCGATTGTCGTAATCTGCGGTAAATTTTAAATATTCTGTAAATGTTGGTTCTGTGTTTCGTTTATTATTCATAACAGTGGACAACATTGACGTGAAATATCCTTTGAGTACATCGGTGCGTTTGTATTTTTTAAACACTGTGTGGTTTACGCATTGCTCTAACAGTTCAATCAGTTGCGGGTAGTATTGCAATGATAAACTTTCTACCATCAATGGCTCAGGATTATACAAGTGTATGTTTGACATCCATAAATCTGTTTGTGTTTGATCTGCCCAGCGTTCCCACCAATCAAGATAATCTGTTGCATAAAAAATATTGTTCAATGAAAATACAGGACTAACCGACAACGAAAATTTTCCTGGATATTGTTGACTCAACGAATTGAATGTTTTTAAGTTGTCTTCAATTTTGTTAAATTTAGCAGGCCATCTCACATAATGATAATTTTCCCCAACGCTGTCGATGCTTGAAAGAAATTCTATGCGTTTGAACAATGCAAATTTTTCAGAAAATTTTTCAGATATGCTAGGCACAAGACTGGTAGTAATACGCAGTGTAGTTGTCCCTGCTAAGTTTTCTGCAATCAACCAATCAACTAATTTTAAAAATCCAGGTTGCACCATTGTTTCGCCACCAATTGGATGTACAATGAAGTTATCAGTTTCGTTATGTTTGCAAAGAATCATGTCAACTAGTGCATTCCAATGGTTCTCGTTTGTTGAAATATCAATTTCGTATTCAGTCTCAGCCGGGCGACCCATCAGCTTGGACCATAAACTGCTGTCAGTTTCGTTGCAACTGCGACAGGCTAAATTACATAAATTGCTGAATTTCATTCCAACTTGGAATTCAGTTGTTTTTCTGGACTGCTTAAACTGTTCTAGTTCGTCGGCCGAGTAACCCAGCATGTATTTTACACGTTCTGACTGTGCTTGATTTTGTTCATCGTGTGTGCATCGCCAGCAATGCTCTGACACAATGTTCTTTGACATGTCTTGCTTGACATTTTCTATAAAACTAAAATCCAGATCTTTATTTGTTTTAGATATGTCTAAATTACAACAAGTTGTAACTTTAAATTTGTCAAATTGAAATCTGAAATCGTATGCAGAATAAGGTGCTGTGCAAAATTCAGGATTATTTTTAATCCATTGAATTGTTTGTGAGGTCATATTCTGAATGATTCTCCACAGCCACAACGATCACGCTCATTTGGATTGCGAAATTCAAACCCTTCATTGAGTCCTTGTCGAACATAGTCAACTGTGATGCCTTGCAAATACGCACCAGATTTAGGATCTACAAATACTCGACAGTTGGCACAGTCAAAACACTGATCCTCGGGTTGTGGATTGTCTACATATTCTAACACATAGGCAAGTCCAGAGCAACCAGTGGTTCTGACTCCAAGTCTGATTCCTTCACCGTGTCCACGGCGAGTTAATGTTTGTTGAATTTTTCGAGCGGCAGCATCAGTTAACGAGATCATGCTTCTTACGATAGTCGTCTACAGCCGCTTTGATTGCGTCTTCGGCTAGAATGCTACAATGGATCTTCACGGGGGGTAAGGCCAATTCTTCAGCGATGTCGGAGTTTTTGATTGCTCCTGCTTGGTCGATGTGCATGCCTTTGACCCACTCGGTAATAAGGCTCGAGCTCGCAATAGCCGATCCGCAGCCATACGTTTTAAAACGTGCATCTGTAATAATACCTGTATCATTATCGACCTTTATTTGTAATTTCATGACATCCCCGCAAGCAGGTGCGCCAACCATACCAGTGCCAATATCAGTATCAGTCTTGTCAAAAGATCCGACATTCCTGGGATTTTCATAGTGATCAACTACCTTTTTGGAGTATGCCATGTGTGTTTACTCTGGTTTAATGTTGGATGCCTGCAGGCCTTTTTGTCCTTGAACCACATCGTATGTCACACGTTGATTTTCCTTGAGGACTTTAAAGCCTTGCGTCTGAATTGCTGAATAGTGTGCAAACAATTCTTCGCCACCTTCGTCTGGAGTAATAAACCCAAAACCTTTGGTTTCATTAAACCACTTTACTTTACCTAATGCCATATACTGCTACTACTTTCTGTTTTAATTTACTAATTTACAATTACTTTGTACACGTTCTTGTGTCTACCTACCTCAAATGTATTATACTACATTCTGTGTGTATTTACTATCATTTTGGTTCTTTTATCCAGGACTTTTTACGATCACTGAAAGTAATTGGTTTGTATTCGTATGATTCTGGGCAGAACTTACATTGATCAATTTGATTGTCAATCGTGTCAATAAATTCTTTGCCCCGGATGTCAAATTCATCAATGGTCAACGGCTTATAGCCGTGTAGCATAGCACGATCCTCATCGCTTATTTCAAAATGGTATTGATCATCAAATTCGGGCATTAATGCAGCCGGTCCGCATTTATAAATCTTACCATTGATCATGTGATAATTTTTAAATCTGCGAAAAGTGCAGTTTTCGTGTGCCCGTGCAGGATCACTTTGATACAGTGTGTACTTGTTATCTGGCAGTTCAATGATATTGCTTTGAACAAACTTGTTGCTCATCCAGGCGTGAATTTTTAATTTTTTATCATTAATAAATTGATAATCGCTACCAATTGGATCATCCTTGTGTTGTGTTTCTATTACAGTGGGTCCCAAGAAGTTTCGTACACGAGCAAATATTTCTTCTCGGTCATTGGGATTGTGTATGCTAATGCCTAGCCAATTGCCTACCTTAGGATCAAGTGCTTCTTCAAGTCCTTTGACACAATCAATTCTAGTGCCGTTGCTTTGGACTTGGGTTCCTGAATGATTGGGCCATAGTTTATTAACGCCAGTGATCCACTTGACAATGTCAGGATTAAGCAGTGGTTCGCCGCCAAGGATTACAGGATGTCGTATATCTATTTTTTCTGCCCAGCGTGTGAGAACAGGTTCGGCTTCTGCCCAACTTTGCCAACCGCTGAATTTATAATTGTTATATCGGTTACAACCATTGCAGGTTAGGTTACACACGTTGGTGATGTAGAATTCTAACTTGTCAATCAAGATTTTTTGTGTCATGTAACGATATTTAATGCCATTAACTGGCAAGAGTGTTTTATTGGCGACGCTTCAAGGCTGCTTTGGCATTGCTGTCAACAACTTCACGTGCTTGGTCAACACTCATGCCTGTGGTGGCTTCGGTGTTGCCTTTGAATCTAACTATGCCTGAATTTGGTTCAAGTGGTTCAAGCAAGTTGCTCAATGGTTCACGGCTGATCATGTCACCAAGATTTTGTTCAGTTACGTTAACGCCCATTGACTGAGCTAAATCAATAAATGCTGCTTGACTAATTTGTTTTGAGGCTGCTTCGTCATCGGCTCTGTCGCTGAGAAACTGAGTCAGCGCCGCTAGTTTAAGAGCGCTGTTGGCAGTTTCATTAAACTCACGTAGACGCATTATCTGCGCTCGCGACCTAGTCCAGTTTTAACGGGCTCTTCAAGGTCTGCTTCTGCATCGGCAGCAAGTGCATCTAGTTCTGCACCAGGTTCGGCAGGCATTTCGGCACCAGCATCCATGGCTGGCATTTCTGCGCCAACATCAGGAGCTGTTTCGCCTGGCACTATAGGTGCTTGACCTGTCACTGTGCCCATGGCAGTTTCTAATTGAATCTTGGATTGCTGTAGGTTCTGTACCATTCCGCCCAGTGCGGCAGTGGCATCTGCATTGAATTTTGTAGCTTGGTCATAGCCAATTTCGTTACGGATCTGGTCAACCAATGCTGGCAAATCTTTGAACTGTATAGAAGTAACCTGTTCAATCATGCGCTGAACTTGATCAACCATGTCTTGGCTGGCCAAGATAACCTGTGCTTGTTGTACTTCGCTCTCGGCTAATCGACGTCCTGTTTTACGACGACTTTCAGCGGCCATTGCGGCAGACAAGGCAGCGCCTTGTACCATCTTTTGTTCGTCTGGTGACAGTGTTTGACCGGCAGCACTTTTGGTCATTGCTGACTTGAGTTTAGGATCAGAAATTTTACTGAGAGCCTGTTTTGTTTTGTTAGGGTCTGGCATTCCCATTGTTGTGTCTGCCGGAATCTCTTCTTTGATTTTTTTAGCCAACACCTGCTCTAGCATTACTAGTTTTAGGTATGCCGAATCCTGTTCGCTCTTATGGAATGCAGGTGTGCGGCGATGCTCACCCAGTAAACCACGCACCCGGCCTAACATAGCATGTGCTTGACGCTTTGAAATTGATTCAAAGGTAATGCTTTTACCAAAGTAACTTTCGAATACTTTAGCGACTTGTTTTGTTTGCGGCAGCACGGCCAATTCTTGCAGTTTCATTATCGAATCCTCGTTGTTGATAATATTTAGCCCAATTCACACATTTGGCTAATCTATTTTCTATTTCTTTTTTCTTTAAAATCTTGTTTTCTAACTTAGTCAGAATGATTTCACGTTGATCGGCATTTTTAGTACGATCGCCAATGGCAGCTCTGGTACTGATATCTACAGTCAAATGGTGTAAATTGTTGTCTAACTGTATTAAATCTCGGGCTACATTGTACTGCTTAAACTTGTCAGCAATGCACCAACTCAATGCTGATTTAGTAGTGTGAAAAACGCCAACATCAGTTAAGGCACAGTGTACTCTGTAGCCTAAACTTTCTTTAACAATGCTGTATTTTCCAAATACTGTATAGTCTCCATCAGAATTTTTCCAGATGCTGTTGTGTTCTAGAGTGGGGAATTCTTTAAGTATTTCTCGGGAAATTTCTTTATCTATTTTCATTTAAAAACATAAGTTACAAGCAGCCAACCAATGACCGCGGCCATAGAGCCCATTGCACCCAGACCCCATGAAATCAGTTGGTCGTTGCGTTTGGCGGCCATGTCTCTGACCATATCACGTATCTGAGCCACCATCTGCTCTAGACTGGCAATTTTAGCATCTACGTTATCTAAACGCAGTTCTAATTGACTATAGCGTTCTGCACACAGTTCTACGTGTGCTTCTAGACTTTTTTTCTCAATAGCAGTGGTATCAACCATGTTAGGTCTCCAATGCATTATTTATGGCTATCGGAGCGAACCATATGTTCTGTTGGTGGCCGTGAGTAACCAACACAGAAGACATTTCAGGTCTATTGTCCAGGCCTAACAACATGGGCACACCTTCTGCATCTGCACGTAGCACAGCGGTTAAATCATCATCAGTTCCGTAAATGTTATCAGTTTCTGTTTCAAATTCAAACATCCAGGCACGATTTAATTGGTCCACAGTGGGTTCTTGTATACGGAACAACTGTGTGCGGAGTCCTAGTATTTGTGTGAGTGTTTCCCAGTTGCGCTGTTGATTTCTAGCACGACCCCAGTCGGCCTCGTCGGTTATGACATTGCCTGCGTGATCACGGAACGGCACACGGGCAGGTTTGTAGTGCCCAGTAACTCCTGTGGCAGTGATGTCAAAGAAAGTTTGTACTACAAATCTCATGAGGTCTTTTTGCTTAGTTCGTACAAGACTTCAACCTTGTTGCACAATTCATCCAGTGCTACATTGTTGTGGCGTGATTCAAATATTTCTGCCCAGCGACGTTTGTTTTCAAGTTCTTCAAGTTCTTGTTTTAATTTAGGGTCTTGGTAGTGCAAGGATTTTGAACTGTTTCCGGGTTGGCGAGCATACACTGTGCGCCCGCCGTCGGGACTTTCAAATATTGTTACTTCAGTTATTTTGCTTACCATCATGATGAAGTATTTAATGTCAAAAGAAAACCCTGGGTTTTATTCCAGGGTTTTTGCGTCAAAAACTATTTAGATTAGTTTGTGAATGTTGCTGTAGCGGCTGTGGTAACAGCGTAGCCTAGTGAAGCAGTCAATGCCACATCTAGATCTTCACCGTTGGCATAGTTCCATGCACCAGTTGGGTATGTGGCCAAGGCCAATGTAGCTTGGTTAGAACCCACTGTGGTGAATTCATACATAGCGATTGTGCATTTAGTTTGAATAGTCAAGAATGCAATGCCCAATGAAGTAGCACTTACAGTAGCGTTACCAGTGAAAGTAACTGTACCGAAGTCTAACTTAGGACCTGCAACGTTAACTGTTGCGCCACTGGTTACTGTGTTAGCACCACTGTTCCAGCCTGCGCCAGGTGACGAAGGAACTGTACCAGCATCCATGTTGACAACTGGTTCAAAGTTGCCGTTTACTTGTGTAATATAAGCCATTTAAAATCTCCTTAGTGTATGGTCGCTTTGGACCTGCATTTATTTATGCCGTAAGGAAAAAAACTCCGGTTAGGCTGTTTGATCTGGGTTGTTTAGAGCACGATTTCCGGCACTAAACCCGAATCGATTTACCAGTTTAGCACGGCCTGCAGGGGTGGCCAACACCCAGCCTTCTTGTCCGGGCTGTTGACGATCTAGCTGTGCCAACATGTCTGTTTTGATATCATGCAACAACAAGAATGCAGTGAATGCCGCAGTGATACCTGCCATGTTTGTGCGTGGGCTTTGCAGGTATTCCACAATGTTATTGAACTTGCGTGGTGTTACATTGGTTTTTAGCCAGTCTCCAAATCCGTGCAACAAGTTGTCGTAGTTGCTGGTGATTCTAGAATTGATGTAGCGTTTGCACAACTGTGGCAAATCAGTAATGCCGGCAGCACGTAGATCAGCAGGATTAAACAAACTGTCAATGGCAGCACCTTGTGTAGACACAATCTGACTCAACTGTTTAACTAGGCCACTGTTTAACTCAACGTTGCGAATGTCTTTGACACTGGGCTCAATCAGCAACAGTCCAGGAACTTCATTCAGTGTGACCTGCTTGATTGCTTCAGGAGCGGCATCAACATCACGATAACGTGTGTGTACAGCAACACCTACTTCGCTGTTGCCAATGCGCTGTCCTAGCTTACTGCTGGCTGGAATCTTGTATTCAACAAAGTTTGGACGGAACACATAAGCGCCGGCCTGTTCAGGAGGTGTGTTGGTATACAGTAAATCGCCCTGTACAAATCCACGCATGCTGTCAGGCACGGCAGCACGTAGCAAGGGAAACAACTTTTGATAAAGCCCAATCAACTCTGTACGATCTCCAGAACGCATGGCCATCATTCTAGCAATATGCTCCGGCGATGTTGCCAAGCCGTCATAGCCTTTGGCACCAAATCCGCTTTTGTCTGTGAGCACAAACGTGCCATCTGGCTTGCGGCCAAATATGATAGCAGGCTTGCCATCCCATTTGACTGTGGTTGTGCCACGTGTGTCTTCTGCGGCGTGGCGCATGATTTCAACTGCATCGCGAATGCCACGTGTGCCTTTTTCAAACACTAGATCTTCTAGGTGTTCGATACGTGCATCCTTAGCACCTTCCACAATCACTGCCATACCTTGATTCACAATGCGATCACGCAGTCTGCCCAAGAAGTTTACTTCGTTGTATTCTTTGTATACGGGCTCTTCGCTTTCCATAAATGGTACACCAATTTTGGCAAAGTGTTCACGTGCATCTGCCAGCTTGGCATCACGCTTGGGATCACCTTCCAGTGCGGCCACAATGGTTTCTACACTGTGTAGATCTTTGCTGGTTGCTTGTTTATTCAACAACAGTCGGGCAATTTTATCTGGATCATCCGTGATAACCTTGTTGGTAGCGCGGTCAGCAATGCCTGCATTTTGATTCAACTTGTAACCCATGCTCTTGGCAATGCTGTTCATCAGCACGTTACGTGCCGATCCACTGTAGTTGCTGTCAGGTGCCGCACTTAGCACAAACTTTGAAAATGGCACATTGGTCAAGAACATAAAGTCAGACTGCACATAACCTGAATTGGGATTGCCTTTGATAGGTGTTTTAAAGTGTACACTGATGCCAGACTTTTTGATGTAGTCTTCCGGTTTGAAACCATGGCTTTGACACCATTGTGTTAGTCGTGCAACCAATTGTTCTTTGCTGACTTGATTGGCATCCACTGCCAGATCCAAATCGCCTGACGTGGGTTTTCTACCTGTGGAGCCCAGTGTGTTGTTTTGCAAATCCAGTCCCGGTAACATTAGATCAAGCCAGGCCAAGGTGGGAGCAACGTCTGCTTGGTTAATGCGCTGTGTTAGTATGCGGCCACTTGCGTCTTTAAAAACATTGCCGCCTTCTTTTAATATCATGGTATTGTGTACCCCATACCTTCTAGCATGGTGTCAATTACTGAATCACCTGTGGTAGATAGTTGTTTGTTGCCAGTTGCAGTCTGAATTGCTTGTCCTGCACTACCCAATACCTGGGCAGTTAGCCCGGACTTGTTTAGCAATGCCACTGCATTGGATCCCATCAATTGACCCGTGGCCGGTGCAGTACCAGCGGCGGTGCCAGCGGCTCCAGGTTGCCCTGTTTTTCCAGTTTGTCCGGCCGGTGCTGGTTGCTGTCCATATGCAGGCGCTTCCGGTGATGCGGCTTTCACAGTATTTTGTGATGCCACCAGTTGCAGTGCGGCCATGGCAGTTAAAATATAACTTTTAACTGCTTCTTTAGTTTTTGCAGGATCGCCCTGGGCACCGATAACTTCTTGTTTGGCTGCGTCCAACTCTGCCTTTAAATCAGAGTTTTCGGCGGCTGTTAATCCCAGCATTTTGTATGTGGCCGAATCGCGCATGGCAATTTTTTCATTTGCCCACTTTAAAAAGTCTGTGGCATACGCAGATGAGGGCGCTGCCGCTGCTTTATACCCTATAGGATTTGTTGGAGTTGGGTTGGTTCCTGCTCCAGGTACCTGGAATGGTTTCAATGGCATTGCTGTGCCTGTTGATTTTGCAGGTGCCGTTGTAGTTGTTGCAGTTTGACCGGGTTTTGTTACGGCTGGGTTAGGATTGGTTCCTGCTCCAGGTACCTGGTACGGCGCAGTTGGCATTGCTGTGCCTGTTGATTTTGCAGGTGCTGCCGGCTGTTGTGCAGCCACGCCACCTCTTACCATGTCGTTTATACCTTGCCCAGCATTGGCCACAGCAGATGTTGCTGGATCATATTTTGCAAACTTGGTTGCATCACCGCCTGTGCCACTGCCTGCACGACCTTGAACGTACCGGGTTTGATCTTTGATGTTGGGATTGTTAGGGTCGGCCTTGTTTACCTGACTGCCTGTGACAGGAGGCGTTTGTGCGGCCGCAGTGGTATTGGCCACACCGGGCATTTTTGCCACGTTGTTGTAATTAAATCTTTGTGCGTTAACAGTTGCAGGCGCTTTGGGCTGTTGTGCGGCCAGTGACATGTACGGATTAGGCCGACCGGTTTGTTTTTCTAATTCCTGTTGCGTAGATACCGCTGTGTCTTCTGGAACTGGTTGTGCTTGTTTTTTTACCCATTCATCAGCATACGTTGTTGCCAGTTTGACCATTTGTGAATTTGCCTTCACAGCGGCTAATTTTTTTACAGGATCAAGGATACCTGAACTTGATGCCCTGAAGTTTTGTGTTGTTCCTGTCCCAGGAGATACAGATTGTGCAACCGCAGTTTTGGTTGCGTCGTAAGCACCTTTAGCCACATTACCAACGCCTTTTACCACGTCCATAATGCCTTCGTCAGTGCGACGTGAACGATTTAACTCATGAATTTGCATCAGTTTTTCTCACGGTTCTTGTAAATTTGCCGGGGTCGCGCAGGTTGATGGCATTGATCAACTTGCGTTGCAAATTTTTAGCTGCCTCGGGCTCATAACTGGAGTCAATCTGCTCTAGTAGGCGTATAGCACTGGCAATGATGTTACCAGCACGATTTTCGATAACATAGCGGGAGTCACGCTCCACATACATGCTGTCTAATTCTTCTAATAAACTACGAGTTTTCTTCTGCATTTTGGTCCCAAACCCTTTGTGTTATTTATTGTTTTTTAGTTACAATGTAGATAACAAAGATTCCCAGAGTGCATCACGATCCCAATAAAAAGGAGTCCACTCGGTATCAGATATTAATTTTTTTAATTTAGATACTCGTTGAGCGTCCCAGGTAAGTGGTAATTTATGTAATAGACATTCAATTATCCAATCGAGTTGAACATTAGGCGAAGGTTGCACTTCATTTTGCCGGATGTTTTTATATTTTGATTGGAAACTATATTCGTTCATTCCTTGCCAAGTATTGTGCCAGCTCCAGTTTGCACTCAATAGCGAATTTTTTTGTGACTCTGTCAAATAGTTAACGGCGTATGTGGACATGTAATGGTACTGAATTTTATTATTTGTAAAGTAATTTTTTAATAACAGCATGTAATTATAAGTTCTTAGATTAGCTTGACTATTTTCTATATAAAAATTGTGATAACGCAAAACTTCATCTTGCTGACTAGCACTGCTTAACCACCAGTTGTTGTTGTCTACCTTGACAATATTTTTTGAATAAACAGGATCTGTGTTAATAACACTGTCCCATTTGTGTGTGTTAATTAGTTTGTCGTATCGAGCGGGTTGTGCCCACTGAACAATGTAAATTCCGCCTGCGTCCACTGTTGCATTAGATAAAACTGCATTAACTAAAAACTCATTGCCGGCACCAATGCCCGAGATATTGACTACTTCAACCTCGGGGTATATGGCCTGTAACAGTTGAGGCCATTCAGGCCATATGTGCCCTACTGCAAATCCATCACCAGCAGTGTAAATTCTTTTTATATCCATAGATCATTGTCTAGATTCAGCAGGTCTATACCATACTGATGTTGTATCATTCCACACATAATTCCAAAATCTATATTGTCAAAATATTCTGGTATAGTTGTGGTTGTTTTGTTTACCACAGCGTCGCATATTTTTTGATACTGGGCCACACGATCAATTATTGGACGTTGTGCGGTAATAAAATGTTTCCAAATCGACTCTGAATTTTTACCATCAATTCCGGGCATGGTGGCCATCAACTTGATAAAAGAATCAAGTTGATAAAAATCAGGAAAATTAACATTTAATCCCGACATGTCAGATGGCAAATGTTCAATAGTTCTAAGAATAGCATGTTGATAGATATAAAAAAATTCTTCTCGCAGACTATTATTACTTGTGGGAAATTTTTCCTTTGCACTAGTAATAAATTTTTGTTCTGTAGTTTTATCGGACTGTATGGCCTTGCGATAAAAATTGTTTAGATAAATTTCCCAATGCCCATTAACTAAGATATTTACAACCAGGCGATCTTGAAATTTTTTTGTTAAATCCCGGTTATCAAAATTATGTAAGCATATTACTGGACTGTCAGTATCGTCGGCTCCGGTATACAGATCTATGTTGTTGGTTTGCGAAGAATAATTTTTTGTTAATCCATGATAACTGCCAGTGGTGTGAACAGAAAAATCATATTCGTCGGCCAGTATTCTTGCCAAGAAATGTCCCAATGCTCCGGGCGGCGCAGTTATAATGTATTTCATTATTCTACCTCTAAATCTGGAAATGCTGTTTTCCAACTATTATTACGGCGGCTATCCCAGGTATTAATAAAATCTTTCCATGGCTCTGATTCTGACAGAGTTGGTGCCAACGGCAGGTTGGCCACTAGTTTATATATTGCATGATCGGTTGAATATTTTTTCAGCACTGCTGATCTAATATACATTGGCATGTTGTTTAAATCCCAAGGCCCCCAACACGGATGAATGTTAATTTCTGTTGGGTCTCCAAATGCATTGGTGTTTAAGTTGCTTTTTACCCAAGTCTCAAGTCGATCATAATAGTAGGTGTTAAGAACATTGGCTGTGAATTCCACTCTGAACATTAAATTCCATATGTCTTTATTTTCTTTAAGACGTATCAAATTTTTACTGACCTTGCTCCAAGGCAGTGGCCATCGAACATAATCAAATTGTTCTTCTATTCCATCTAAACTCGCAGCAAAAATTATTGTTTTAAATTTTTTCCATTCCAGTAATGTTTGCTCTGAAGGATATATAGATCCATTGGTGGTGTAGTGTAGTGTTACGTTTTCTGGATGAGGAATATGTTTTATAAAAGCCAAATGAGTATCTGTAAACAGTGGTTCGCCGCCGAAAAACTTAACGTATTTTAGTTTTTTTAAAGACACAGTGTCAACCAGTTGATTGATTGAGTTGATAATGAAATCATTGTCCCTGTTGATTGTTATTTTTTTGTTGCGTAACTTTGCCTGTTCTTTTTCCCATAAAGAGCTACTATGAGAATTGCAAATTATACAGGCTGCATTGCATTCATTGTCAAAATTAATGTCTACGGCCACTGGATCTGTAGATGTTTCGTCGTCTGGCACCCAGTCGGAACCGGTTTGTCGTAAACTTTGCTGACCGAAATCTTCCAGTGTTTTGCACTTTGCACAATTACTAGTCCAGTGATCAATTGACTCAAAGTTAAGTTTACGATTTTGTGACAGTTGAGAATTCAAAGGTATTGCTGTGGCAAACAAGCAACAAGGTCTTACACTGATACCCGAGTTTTTATCTAATTTAAATGAATACCCATTGGACAGATATCTACAAAAGCTATTCATGAATGTTTAATTTGCCCAAGCAACTGCTTTAGTTTGACACTTTGTACATCGCCAGTCACTTTGGCTGGCTGTTCCCACGCCGGAGTTCCTGTTGGTTTTTCCCACTTTGTAGATGTACTGCCCGTTGGTTCGGTGTCAGCAGCCTTGAGTTGACTTTTTGCTTTGATTGAGTCCATAAGTGAACTTTGGGGTCGGTTGTACCCGGTTCCTTCGTCCCCGCCTTCATCAGTAATGCGCATAGTTTCAATGTTATACTCCAAATCAATTTTTTGACCAACGCCGGTCGAGCTTCGAGATTTCATACACTGGATCTGATACTTGCCACGCTCTTTCATAGCACGTGAAGTAAAGATACCAAACACATTGTCTGCTGTGTTAATTTTACTGATACCACCTGAAATATGACTGTGGTCAAATTCAATTTCTTCCACAGCCGATCGATTCAACTGCGAAGCTGTGACCATTAGCACACCTAGCTCTTTGGCCAAGTTGCGTAGTTCTTCTGAAACATACTTGTCTTTGACAAACAAGTCATTGGGGCTGACCTTAGCACTCACAGGCATCAGCAAGTCCAAGTAGTCAATCATCATAAAGTCCACACGAATTCCGGTTTGGATCTGTACTTCTTTGATGTAACTGCGGATGTCATTAATGTTGCTTTGTGCTGGTAATGCCTTTACACGATACTGCCCAGACTTTTTGGCCACAAGTTTTACCTTAAGTTCTGTTGTGTCTATATCCTTACGAATGTCCTTTGTTGACATGTTGGTCAACATGGCATCTGTACGCAAACTAGTAAGTTCTTCACTGAGTTCTAGTGTAACGTACACACCACTAAGTCCTTGTTGTAGCCAGTTCAACGCAATGTTCATCATGACCAGACTCTTGCCCGAACCAGATCCACCGGCAAAGATGTTCAGTTCACCACGACTGAATCCACCATACAACAACTTGTCTAGTTGTGGCCAACCAGTGCTCACTTGGCCGCCTGAGTTGAAGTACCGGTTAATACGACTCGCAGGATCAGCAAAGTAATCTGTGCCCATGTCTTTTGTAAGAGAAATTTGAACTGCATCTTTGATCAGTTTCTCAACCGGCTCAAACTCGCCTTTTTCTAATAGATCTGCTGACTTTAAAATAGCACGTTCAAGTTCTTGACGCTTGGTAAAACTCTCAAACTCAGTCATGAACCAGTCAAAGTGTCCTTCATTTAAGTCCGGCACCGGTTGTAGTTTTATTCCGGTAGTTGCACTAATCTGCATCTTGTCCGGCATAGTTTTATGCTTGTCCGTGTGCTCTTTAATGAACTCAGCCGCTGGACGCAGACTTTTGTCAAAGTTCTGTGGATTATAAATGTTCTGAACACGCACATAACTGCTGGCGTCTTCCAACATCATTTCTAAAAATAATCGTTGGACTTCAAGTCCGTAATCTTTTAACAAGTTGCTTCTTCCTTAGTTCTATTTTAATTCGACTGCTCTCACTCGATTGCATTATAGTTAGCAGTGTTGTTAACTTGCCCCAGAGTTTCACAGCATCGTTGATATCTTTAACGCCTGCTGGCCAGTCTGGAATACTCACACTCCATCCTAGTTCCACAGCACGGTCAATTAATTCTACGCCTGCAGTATCTTGGTCCGGCACCACAACAACATTGCGTCCTAGACTGCGTATTAGTCTTGCTTGATCATCACTTACTTCGTTGTGCATCACAGCCATGCCACTGATACAGAGTGCATCAAAGATACCTTCTGTCACAATCACATGTTGCCATCCTGCTTGTTGTAGATCTACACCAAACACATAGCCTTTCTGCATGTCATTAATGTAACGTGGATTACGATCGTCTAAGAAACGTACGGTGCTGCCTACCACTTGATTGTTGTATGTAAATGGAACAACTACTCCTGCTCGTGTTGTGGCAGCTACCATTATGGGATAGTCGTTGGGTACATGCCGGCTGCGCAGATATGCCCATTGATCAGGCGTCGCTGGTGTTACAAAATCTACAAATTCTGGCAACTCTGTTTCCGTAAATTCAATAGGCGCTGTGTTGTTCCACACACGCTGACGATCTTCTATCATGCCTTCCATACTGCGATGGCGCATACTTTCAAGATTGATCTGATTGATATCGTTTTCAGGAACGCCTATCCATTCTAGCAAACGTCGTGCTTTGAATCCGATATTGCGTCCAAGAATAAAACTTGCAGTATAGCCACAGTTAAAACAATGATAACTCCAGCCCTGTTCAGACAGTTTGATACCACCACGTCCACGACGATCAGGTGTGTTGCCAGTGTGTACGCAACAAGGTGCGTTGAAGGAAATCCACCCAGAACTAGACTGTTTTCTTTTGCCTGGTAAAAATGCCAACACGTCAATCATGCTACTATTGTAACACTTTTTTTAAGACAATGCAACTTGTTTTGGCTTACCGGTACTTCAAGTTTACCACACGTCCTGTGGAAACAAGCACCTGCACTGACTGCATGGTAGGAGGAACAGGACGGTATCCAGAACCACCAGTGACCAGTGTAATGCCACTGATTGAACTGCCTGATATACTAGCAGTGGCAACGGCACCGGCGCCTTCGCCTACAAACTCAATCAGGGGTGGAGCCAAATAACCAAAACCTGGGTTAGAAACAGTGACTCCTGTGACAATGCCATTGGCCACTGTGGCAGTGGCCTGACCTGGGTTGCCCATTGCTTGACCATTTGTGCCTGTTGTGTATATACTGTTGTTAAAACACAAACGCAGTATTGGATGCCATCCAATCACGTTCATGTAAATGGTTTCAGTTCTGTTTAGATACTGCGTGGATTCTGTCACATTGTACCAGATGCTTTGATAGTTCTCTGCGGCCTGGGCCTTGATTGTACCTGTGTAGCCAAGCAAGTCCATTTGTATTGTGGTTACCGCGCCAACTGGTTCAATGAAACTGCTGTAGAATTCAGTTGGTTGGTAAGGGCTGTAGTTGTTGATTGAGCTGCCAGCATTTAGTGCCCAATCCGGGTATACACTACTGCTGGACCCACCATAACTGACCTGAGCTGTGATTTCTGTTGTGGGAATTGTCAAATTGGCACTGGGCACGTACTGAGGATACACACTGTCTACCACATCAAGCGGAGCACGAGCACCCGATTGTGCATCTGTGTACACTGCTTCTATTAGATTACCGCTGGCTCTCATGATGCTGTAGGCAGCGGGCTGTGCCAACACTGTGTCAAGTTCTGCTGTGGTTAGTGTTACTTTGGCGCGGCCATACTGTGCATTGATAACAACCATTTCTTTTTGAACCAATAACGCATCGCCATTCTGGCTAACCATTCTAAATGTCAGTGTGCTGCCTGTGATATTCACGGGTTTTTCGTCTTGATTGATGAACTCAAACAAGATCACATTGTCAACACCTTTGTTAATTGTTAGTTTTTTAGCATACACAGGATTGTACCTCAAATTGAAATAAGCACCACTGGTGTCGACTACAATAACTCGAGTTACTTGTTGGTAAAGGTAAGCAGTGGTTGAATACATATGACAGTATTTAGCGACAAAAGATAACCTTTAAATTTAGCCAAAAACTCAAGGTATAAATACCACCGATGGCCAATGATATCTTTACTAAACTCAGCGAACAATACCCCTTTATTACACTGTGTGTATATGCTTCCACGGAGTATGTGGGTATTGTGCAGAATCAAGACGTGTCAGTTACCACCATATACGACTTTGGCAGCATACACGACCCTGCACTAAAGCAACGGTTCCTGGAGTTGGCCAATGCTTGGTGGTGGGAAAGTAATAGAAGTATTCCCATCAACATCTTCCTCAAGAAAGACTGGGATGTATTCCGTCCTTGTCTCCGCACATTTGCCAACAAAGACTTGGAAATACTTCACGGGCCTATTTGTAGCCTTGCTGATATTGCACTGAAAAAAGGCAAACGCAAAAGTATCACACTTGTGCGACGGATGGACTGAGCAGGTTCATGTGTAATGCTACCAAGGCTGCGTAAGAGATTGCGTGGCTTTTCTTAAATGTGTAGCCGCGACTTTCATCACCGTCCCACACAGAGTCGAATACCACGTCCCAAGGCTGTCGTTGCAAATGTGCTTTGCCCGGACGAATGATACTGATAAACGCTGCCATTCTTGGAATACTATCCGGGCGCATTGCGCTCAGCAGGTCTGTATAGTTGCCAACGTGTGCTAGTTGTTTTGCCCATTCTGGTTCTTGCCACAGTCGACTCCAAGTAGGCTCTGTGGCCACTGCTGTGGCATAGTGTTCTGGACTGGTAATCAACTGATAAACACTCATGTTTAACAGGTCAATTTTAAAATAACCCAGTTGTTCGGCAGCTTCGTAGTCGATGGCCGCACAACGATTCACAGGATCCTGCGGAATGTCTGTTACATACACACCAGAGTTATGACGACGAACTTGTTCTTGCACAGTTTGACGTGCAGGCGTATGCTGGATTAACTCCAGCAGTTGATTGCGATCTGCAAAATCAATGTCGATATCTGCACTCATTACCAACCTGCCTGCGTTAATATTTCTTTGGCGTACTCTTGATCTGCCGTGTAGTCACTGAACTTTTTTTGCCATACATCCGAGTCAATGTATGGCCATACCATGGCAATTTGACCAGTATCTAATGTGCTTAAAAACCGTTGCCCAGATTCACTGTTGTAAATTACCCAAGGACTGATACGTCCTGTTGTCACTGCATACACAGTGGCATTGGTACCACCATAGCGTAAACAATCCTGAGCAGGATTGCCTGTTTTCTCTGCCCAGTCAATTCCGTATTCCATTGCACGAGCCAAGGCATCGTTGATGTTTTCTACTTGCAAATAATATATCAAGTATTCTGTGTACACAGCATCACGGCACCAGTGATCAATCTTTTTGTTTTGTTTCAGTACCCATTCCATAAAACGTGCAGGGTTAATGGCACGTGTGGCCACACAGTAGCGACCAAACTTGACAAATGCTCGGTAGTAAGGTGAGTCAGCAAAGTCATCAAATGTCTTTAGTTTAGCACTGCCTTGTGTCATTTCGTAGAACTTAATGTACGCTTGAAAGCCCAGTTCCACACCACGCTCTGCTCGTTCCATGCGTCGACGTCGCGGCTCACAACTATGCACAGTCAGGCTTGTTTCTTTGACAAAGTCTTTCCGACAATACTGACAGGTGTAACTCATTTTTTAGTTTCTTGCCCCGATAACTTCAAGTGCTCGTCGATTTCTTTTTTAGTAGTAATCGACGCCAGCACCGCAATGTCATCATCTTTTAAATGTGGGTACAGTTCTGCCAACTGTTTGCGTATACTACTAGCACCGGGTTCTTTTTTCTTAGGAGCAATCCAGGTGTGTCTGGGTGTGCCCATGTCAGGACTGACAGTGGTGGCACACAGCCATTGCAGTTCCGGATGCCGGCTCAGTGCAAAGAAATGTTTGTTGAAGCGTTCATTAGTAGCAATAAGATAAAACTCTTGCAGTTCTCTTGATCCTTCAACTGAACTGCCCCACCGTATCATAAGATAGTTTGAGAATTTTTTACGTTCTTCGTCTGTTAAATCTTTATAAAAATTACGATCCTTGCGATCAAACTGTCGCATCTCGTTGGCAATGTTTAGTTTATCACTCATCACCAGGCCTTTTGATAGTCTACAATCTCACAGTTACGACTGATATCTTTGACAAAATACACACAGTCCGGCTTGGGGTCATCACTCAGCGGAATACACAACATCTGTCCATTTTTTAACTTAGGAGCATACCAGGCCACTTCATGATACACGTCTATAATTTCAACAGTTGGAAAACTCGGTCGAAAACTGCTTAATGGATTAAACTGAAATACCTTAAAGCCACGGTCGTTGATACTGGTCAATGGAAGCACTTCAAGGTCGCCTACTTCAGGTTCGCCAATTAGTATCTGCCAGTCCATGGGCATGCGTATTTTGTGTTCACCAATTTGTAACACCAGCGCAGGAGCATTAAAACTTTCTAAAAAGATAAGCGGAATGTAATGATAGTCTGGATCCTTGGGATCACTGTTGTCAAATATAGCAAATCTCATGTCTTCAACTTCTTCTGGAAGATGGTCAAGGTCGAATGCTGTGTTATCTAGTGTTAGTATTCTCATGTAAGTATAATATAGTATATGCGGTCAAATGTCAAGTGTTTTTAGTTTTTCTTTTACTTCGGCTGCAAATTGACTTTGCCAGGCACCGTCGGGAACATGAAACAGCGGCGATTTTGTTTGTAGCTCTAGCGGGTATGTTGCTAAATTCAAATTTAATGCATGCGATTCAAATCTAGAGAATTGGGTGTTTACTATGTCACTGTTCCGTGTCAACAGTTCAGTGACTGCTATTAACTGTTGATATATACCCATCGAGTACACAAAAGGAATATTCCGATTCTTTAATACAGACAAAGCGCCAACAATTTGCCAAAATGCACCAAAGTTTTCCCAAACTGGGTTTGTTAACGACTGACGCAAGGTCATTAACAATTTCTGGTCCTGATTTAGCAGATGCTGGTGTTGATTGGTTATCCACTGTCGATTAACCGCGACATGTGTGTTTTCAAATTCAATCCTGCCTGGGCCAGTGAACCCAATGACCACAGCGTCGGGACTGTGCTTTAGGCCGTTAATTAGATCATGTAGTATTATGCCAATGGAATTTCCCGGGTATGCATAATTTATTACTTCATAGTCAGGCAGCATTTCTGACCAATGTTGGCCTGGAAACTTAGCATCTATAGAAAAAAAGCTGTCTCCGACTATTAACAATTTGGGCCTAGTCACTTCCACTCTAGTTTTTCCTGAGAGAACGGATAGTTTGCATCTCGATAAAATACTTTACGTTTAGTTAGATGTCGTTTGGCAAACTTACAGGTACTGGTTATATCCCAGATCTCTACATGGTCTTTGTCTTCCGCTTTTCTAATGCCGCGCCCAATTGACTGTATAACACGGACAAAGCTCTTTCCGGGTTCAAGAAGAACCAGATTAAAAATCCTTGGAATATTAATACCCACAGCGGCCACACCGTAAGTCGCCACAATAATCTTGCCAGTACTGGTGGCCACTTCGTCATATTCATCTTGTCTTGCTCCTGCTTTAGTTGCACCTGATACAAACACTGCTCGATCGCCCAGGCGTTCAATCAAAGCATGACCGGCTGCTACACGGTCCACCAATACAAGTGTATTGCCTGTGTCGTTAACATGTGACACCAAGTTGGCAATGGCAGTGAGTCTGTCTGGCTCTTCCAACAAGAACTTCAACTCACTTTGATAATTTGAGAACTCTGCGTGGTCCACCAACTGTACAATGTTCACATGACACTGTGCCAGCACACCACGATCCTGTAGTTCGCTTGCGCTGAGTTGGCTAATAACAGGGCCAAGGCTGCATTTTAATGCTTGGAATTCAAACGGCTCTTTGGGCACAGTTCCGGTCAATCCCCATCGAATCGGCACTCTAGCCATGATGCCTGTCAACAAGGATTTGAGTGCATCTGCCTTGGCCATGTGTACTTCGTCTACCATCACACATACCACGTCCTCGATAAAGTCCTGTATGGTAACATCTGCTACACCGTTCTTTGTGTTCTTCATCAGCACATTTAAACTTTGCCAGGTACAAATTGTATGTGTCCGACCATGCTCTTTACGGTCACCAAAGTACACCCCAACATCTAGCCCTAGGTTCTTGTAGTCTGCTTCTGTTTGTGTTACCAAACTCTTGTTAGGTACAATAACAATGCTACGTCCATATGTTTCTATGCTTAAGCTCAGTGCGGCAGTGATCAAGGTCTTGCCTGCGCCAGTGGCCACTTCTTGTATGCATTGCGGATTGCCCAAGAAGTTGTTGATGATCTCAACCTGATAGTCACGCAACACCACAGGTTCACCTGCCATTGGATGTGTCTGGGGCCATGTCTTGTGTGCAAACGAATCCTCTCGGATCTGTGTAAAGTCAAACACGGTAGAGTATTCGCGTTGGTCATCTAGTTCAATGTCGTAGTTGAACTTTTCTAATATAGGAATAATCTCAGGTAGTAAGTTTACATAAGTGCTGCCACCAAGTTGAAAGTAACTGACCTTGCCATCCCACCGCCCTAGTCTAACTGCTGGCAAATAACGTGCACCAGGCACATCATACTTAAATGCATTTACTAGCGCACGACGAGCATCAAGTTCGAGCCCTTCAATCTTGATGTTTACTTCGTCTTTAATTTGTATTGTGCATCTTTTCATATGTTAAATTTCTAAGCTGTTGTGTTGTGGTAGGAAAAAGATCCAACCCATTGCATTGTAGTTCAAGGTTGTTCAATCTCAATAGGTGTTGTATGTATGCTTCGTCAAAAATGCTGTACACTGTAATTTCATTATTGTTACCGTCTAAAAGATTATGCACATATTGTTCACAACGTAATTGGCTATTGTGAAGTTTTTGTAGTGACAAAAACTTCACATGCTGTTGATGTATTATACTTAAATCAATTGTAAAAGTCAATTCCAGTTTTGATACAATTTCAGTTAATCGTTCTATGTAATTTTCAAATATGTCTTGGGTAGTTAATTGAGCCACTGAATTTAATTCTTGATATCTTATTGGATTGTATGAGGCTTCTAGTAGATCATTGATCCAAAATGAGCACCACTCACGCATGATCCATCTGGGCACAGTTTCATCAAATTTACCATGGTAGTTCCAATGGGTTGCAAGTTTATACTCAATGTCAGCAGGCTCTAACAGTAACGAGATATACTTAATTAATTTTCTGTGTTGTTGTTTAACAAATTGGTTGTTAACATAAT